GCAATGACTTGCTCGCTTTCAATATGCGGCTGGGTAACGGCGTCCACCACCAACCGCGCGTGCTCTGGATCCACCACCCTTTCAAGAATGTGGCAGCGGATACGTCCCCATGGATATTAACTTTCATTGACAACCCTGTGTACGAGAAACTTGACTCCAGAATTCCCGGGTGTGCCCATCGGTCTGAATGAACTGCATTCAGCGCGTAAAACCACGCGCATACATCGACCGTGGTATTGCCGCCTGTGGTATCCGTGCCGCCCGTGTTTCGGAAGGCGCGATTCTTGCGGTCAATAAAGAAAGTATCCGACTTATAGCGCACGGACAGCTTCGCTTGGGACAAGCGACGTTTCAACGCTATGATGTCGGTTGCGCCCAAAGCCTGATCGATCTCGGCTTGGGCGCGCAAAGGCCCGACTGACTGTGAAATATCGAACTTACGTGCGTCCGCTTCTATCACATAGTCTATGGTATTTTCGTGAGCTCGGAACAATATACTGTCGTCGCCTTGCACCATCAACAACGCGCGATTGCCGGGACGAAAAACGAACCGGTTCAACACGCTGCTTAGGCGCTCGTCGGTGTAACCTGACGTGAACACGACGTACACATGCACTTGTTCATACCGCCCCCAGGGTATAGTATCCGCGTCGTGCAGAACGATAAAGGTTGGAAACTCCAAATGATCGTTCCACTCTTGCTTCAGTCGCGAGTCCGTTTCGTACTGGATGGGTCCCACGACATACGTCGCCTCGGGTGCGATATTTGCGATGGTGCGGCCTAGAAAGGCTACATCGCCGGTATCCGTGCGCTTGAACAACAACTCGTCTGTCTTCAGAGTGATGTCAATCACGTTAAACCACGGGTCGTCTAAACTGATCTCGACCCCTTTTAGCTTTGCTTCACAGCGCCGCATTTTTGCAAGCTTTGCACCGTCGTCGGCCAAGTGCGTCCACCACTTGTCTTCGACTAGATGCCGCTCTATGACCGGCCACTCCTCATGAATGAGCTGCGTGACCGAGCCATGAATCGCCTTAGAATCATCCCAAGCCCGCCCTTGATCAATGGCAGTGGCTGGTGGTGTGGCGAGTAAGCGGTGCTTCACCGCGCCAAGCAAGTTCTTTGCCGTCCGCGCAGGTGCATAACCCGGTGCATTGAACACACAGGCATAATACACCAATGAACGCGCGTCTTCCGGCACTTGGTACAACTTGCCGACGACATGCAATTCCGGGTTCGGTAGCGTCGTCTTCGGCGAGGGCTGCGGTTCTCGTGGCATCCCGAA